TAACTAATCCACACATCTTAACTGATATGGATTACTTTAGGCCTGCAGCAATTCATTTTGAACAACACGGGTGTTATACCAAGATATTTCCTAATAAGAACCCTAACTCAGAATACTTTAAGTTTTGGGCAGAAGAAGCTAGAAGATGTAGAGAAGGGTACATAAGACAGAGTGATGGTGAATGGATTCCAGGTAATTATTACTTCCAATTAAACTATGCTCCACTATTAAGAGCTGAGATTAAGAAAGGAACTAAACAAGCTGACAGAGTAGAGGGATTTGCCTATGTGTATGATGCAGACTACTGGTTCTTTCATTATGTAGAACAATGTAGAGCACTAGGTATGCATGGGGCCAATCTTAAAAGAAGGGGATGTGGGTACTCTGTAAAAGCTAGTACTATGCTAGCCAAGAACTTTGTACTTGGAGATACTGCTAAAGCTAAAAAGAAAGTAAAATCATTTGCTATTGCGAATGAGAAAGAATATTTAACTAAGGATGGTATATTGAATAAGTTCGTATCAGTTATAGACTGGTGCGCGGGAACTACACCATGGCCAAGAATAAGAACCCTGAAAGATTCTCTTAATGATATGCATTGGAGAATGGGTAGAAAAGATAACTCTAGAGGTACTGAAGTTGGAGTCTTGAATGAACTGATGGGAGTTACCTTAAAGAATGACCCACAGAAGGCAAGGGGTAAAAGGGGTGCATTAGTACTATGGGAAGAAGCTGGTAAATTTGATGACTTCTTAACAGCATGGAAAATTGCTCAACCCTCTGTAGAGGAATCTGGATTTGCATTTGGATTTATGATGGCAGGTGGTACTGGTGGTGTTGAAGGGGGTGCATTTGAGGGATTAGAAGAAATCTTCTACAATTCATCAGGTTACAATATTCATTCTATGCCCAATGTGTTTGACAAAAATACTAATGGAAAAGGTAAATGTGCCTTCTTCTTTGGAACTTACCTAAACTTTAGAGGTAAGATGGATAAGGATGGTAACAGTGATGTTATTGGAGCACTTATTGAAATTAATAAAAAGAGAACTACAATTAAAACAGGATCATCAGATCCTAATGCAATAGTCCAAGCTAAGGCTGAGGAACCTATTACTCCTCAAGAGGCTATTATGAGGACAGAGGGGACAGCATTTCCTGTAGCTGACTTGAGAGACTATTTAGAAGATATAATGCCGGAGATGCAAAGTTTCGTGGACTCTCATTGGGTTGGACACTTTACTTATGATGAAGCTGGATTAGTGAAATGGAATAATGATAATCAGTCAATTCCAATTAGAGAGTTTCCATTTAAAGTTAGAGGAACTAGAGATTCTAGTGGAGCTGTCGAAATATTTGAAATTCCTAATAAATATAGAGATAGGAATATATTTCAAAACAGATATATTTGTGGGATTGACCCTATTGATAATGATTACACAATTGGCGGGTCTTTAGCTTCTATAATAGTGTTTGACTTGTGGACAGATAAGATAGTTGCAGAATATACCGGTAGACCTAACATGGCAGATGAGTTTTATGAGACTTGCTTAAGATTAACAACCTTTTATAATGCTGAAGCTAATTACGAGAATAACTTAAAAGGATTATTTTCTTACTTCTCTAATAATAATGCATTACACTTGTTGGCAGATAGCCCAGATATTCTTAGAGATATGGAGATTGTTAAGTCAAACCTCTTCGGGAATAGGAGTAAAGGAACTAGAACAACTGCTGAGGTAATAAAACTAGGGAAGACTCTTCAAAGACAATGGATGTTATCACCATACCTTGAGGAGAGATATGATGAAGACACTAAGGAGCACAAAGAATATTCAGTTCCTAATCTAAGAAGAATAAGAAGCATTGGATATATCAAGGAATGTATAGCTTGGAATCCAGATATAAATACGGATAGGGTGTCAGCTATGGATATGGTAATGATACTTAGAGAAGATAGAGCTAAACTAACTAATGCATTCGAAGAATCTAGAGTAGAGAATACAGATTTATACTTTCATGATGATGAATTCTTGGATCTTAATTGGAAGAATGCCATGGATAAAATAGGAAATATGCATGACCCGGATATCCCAGATGTCTTTTAGCTATAAGAAATTAAGGCAAAAAGAGCAATATTGTATTAAATTTACTTAATTAATCAAAATTATGTCAGAATTAACAAACTTTCCATCGCAGAAACTTCCTTTCAAGAGAAAAACTAAAAAGTGGAGAAGAAAGCATTTAGACTGGGCAGATAACAATAGTTATATAAACAACTCAGCTATAAGAAGAAAGCTTAAAAATAAAATTATAAACCTTAACCTATATAATGGTAAGGCAGATGTTCAGGACATGAAACTAATCCTTAACCCGGGAGGGCTTGAGAAGTTTTTTGTACCTGATGCAATTCAGCACTACCCAATTATTACTCCTAGAATTAATGTTCTAGTGGGTGAAGAAAAGAGGAGAAAGTTTGATTGGTCAGTAGAGATAATTAGTCCAGACACATTATCTAAAATTAAAGAGGATAAGAAGAAGTTAGTTGATAAGAAACTAATGGAAATGTTGCAATCGGATGTTTCTGATGAAGAACTGGAACAAGAATTAATAAAGTATGGTGATTACATCAACTTTGATTACCAAGATTTAAGAGAAAAGAGAGCAAACTTATTGATGAAGAATTACATCTCTAAGTTAAATATGAAATACTTATTCCAGAAAGGATTTAAAGATGCCTTGATATTTGGAGAAGAGATTTATATGTTTGATATAGTTAATGGTAATGTAACATTTGAAAGATTAAATCCTACAAAAGTACATACATTAAGATCCGGCTCATCTAGTAAAATAGAAGATTCAGACATCATAGTTTTAGATGACTTTTGGAGTCCTGGAAAAATACAAGATACTTTTTATAATGACTTATCTGATGTTCAAGTAAAGAGTTTAGATGATGAAGTTACAACTCCGGGAGCTAATGACAAGAACCTTGATGGTATGTCTGAAGCAATTGATGATGAAGAAGGGTATAGATTATTAGATAGATTAGGCTTTGATTCATACTTAAACTCTACGGGAGTTTATGATTCTGAGCAATCTTCAGGAGCTAAAGATTCATACAAAGATACAAGAGGAAATATTCGAGTAATTAGAATGTTTTGGAAATCCATGAAGAAAATTGCTAAGGTAACTTACTTTGATCAAATGGGTAAGAAACAAGTAAAGTTTAGAAGTGAAGAGTATATTGTAGACAAGGCTATGGGTGAAACTGTAGAGTGGCTATGGGTTCCTCAATGGTGGAAAGGTGTAAAAGTAGGTAAGGATACTTATTTACAAATTAAACCTAGAGAGATTCAATACAATAAAATGAATCAACCATCTTTCAATTCTTGTGGTATTGTTGGACAGATTTATAATACAAGTGATTCTGAAGCTGTTACAATGGTGGATAAAGCTAAGCCATTCCAATATTTATTTGATATCTCATGGTATAGGGTAAATGAGGCGATGTCTAAATACTTAGGTTCAATTGTTGAACTAGATTTAGCTAAAGTGCCAAAAGGATGGTCAGTAACTAAATGGTTATACTTCGCGCGTAAATCTGGAATATCTGTAGTGGATAGTTTTAGAGAGGGGCAGAAAGGTATGGCTAAAGGTAAACTTGCCGGAGCAGTAGGGAATACAACTGGTAGAGTTCTTGAACAAAGAGTAGGTGACTTCATTCAGGTTCACATGGAAATGATGGAATATGCTAAAGCTCAAATGGACGAGATCACTGGAGTGTCTAGACAGAGACTTGGACAAACTGAGAATAGAGAAACTGTAGGAGGTATAGAAAGAGCTGTTAGCCAATCTAATCACATTACAGAGGAGCTATTTACAATGCATGATTATTGCAAGAAAAGATGTTTTGAAATATTACTAGAAACTGCAAAGATTGCATTAAAAGGTCAGCATGTTAAGTTTTCTTATATAGGTGATGATATGACTCGTCAATTAGCTGAGATAGATGGAGATGAGTTTGCTGAAGAAGAATATGGATTGACAGTATCTAATGATGACAACATTAATGCGTTGCAACAAAAATTAGACGGAATGGTTCAATTAGGATTGCAGAACCAAATGATATCATTCTCTAGTGCAATTAAAATGTACAACTCTTGTTCAATGAGAGAGATTCAAAGACTTATTGAAAAAGATGAGCAGAATATGAAGCAATCTCAACAACAAGAAGCTGAGGCTCAACAAAAACAAATGCAAGCTCAAATGGAGCAACAAGCATTACAAGAACAGCAATCTGCTAATCTTGACTTACAGAAATTTAATAGAGAAGATGAAACTAAGAGGTATATTGCTGAATTGCAAAATGCTACAGCTGAGTTAAAAATATCTATGGATCAAAGAGGTGCTGAATCAGTTGATGATGACTCTGAAGACTTCGCAAAATTTGAGCAAGAATTAGGGGTAAAGAAGCAGGCCTTATCAAATGACATGATAAAGCACAATGACCAAATGTTAAGAAAGGATCAAGAGATATCTATTAAAAGAAGTCAATCTAATAATCAGATAAAAAAATAAAATAAATATATAACATGAAGCAAACACAAAATCAATTTTTTGGATTAAAATCTAAAATGCCTAGTAGGCTGCAAGCAGGATCAATTTATGTTTGTGAAGATACTCAAGAGTTATTTTTGTATGGGCAAAACATGAAACCTGTTTTAATAGGAGGCGATACAATTGATAATTTTAACTCTAAATCAGGAATAGAATTTACAGGTGCTTTTGCAGGAAAACCTTTATCAAACAATTATGTGTGGGAATCTGGTACTGGAATTAATATAACACAAAGCGATGTTGATAATGAACTATTTAAAACATTTAGTTTAGATTCTGCAGTTCAATCTCAAGTTGATACGCCTTACTGGAGTGATCCAACACCAGCTGACCATGTAGGAAAAGGTGTTTTTGGAGGTTCTTATCTTCCCGGAGGAGTTTCAAGTGTTTTTGACTACAGCTCTGTAGATAGCGATACATACGAAGATGGCACCAATATACAAAC